CCAATAATTCCAATAATGGAACACTTAACCCACTGACACTCCGAGAGTTGGCATTATTCACTTTTTGAAAGTTACACTGAATTTATAATAATGTGTAATTTTGAAGATTTTTGGCCGAGTGTAAGGAAAAAGTGTATTTTTGCTAGCAAAACAACAGAATTATGGATATAGACATCAGAGAAATAGAAATCCGCAGTCTGCGGCCTAACAGCGGCGAGGTTGAAGGCTTGCCCCGTAACCCGCGGAAAATCAGCAAGAAAATGCTGGAGAAGTTGAAGAAGTCGTTGCAGGACGCGCCCGAGATGCTGCGCCTGCGTGAGCTTATCGTGGTTCCGCACGGAGACCAGTTCGTGGTGATAGCGGGCAACCAGCGTTTGGAGGCGGCAAAAGCTGTCGGGATGACCGCGCTGCCGTGCAAGGTGCTGCCAGCAGACACCGACCCCGCCAAACTGCGGGAGTACGCCATCAAGGACAACCTGCCCTTCGGCGAGGACGATTGGGAGGTGATAGCCAGCGACTGGGATACGGAGGAGTTGGAGGAGTGGGGAATGGTGGTTCCTGAAAAGTGGAAAGACAACCAGACCGCCGAGGAGGACGACTTCGACCCCGACAGCGTGAAGGATACAGTTTGCAAGAAGGGCGACATTTGGAAACTCGGTAACCACCGCCTCATGTGCGGCGACAGCACGGACGCTGGCAGCGTGGCTCTGCTCATGAACGGAGAAAAAGCGGATATGGTATTTACCGACCCGCCGTACGGAGTGAGCATTGGCACAAAGAATAAACTCCTCAAAGATAAAGTAGCAGGTGGTGCAGGCAACGCTGTGACGGAGGATATAGCAAACGACACCAAATCTCCTGACGAGCTTCACGACATATTAGTCAAGTGTATGACAAACGTCCGTGAAAACTGCAAGGACGACGCGTCTTACTATGTCACATCACCGCAAGGCGGGGAACTCTGTCTGATGATGATGATGATGATGAAGGATGCAGGGCTTACGGTGCGCCACATGCTGATATGGTGCAAGAACTCGCCGACTTTTAGTCTCGGTCGTTTGGATTACGATTATCAACACGAACCGATATTCTACACTTGGACTAAATCCCACCACAATTACCGAGCAGGAAAATTCCGCACAAGTACTTGGAAAATTGACAAACCGCGGAAGTGCGACCTTCATCCAACAATGAAACCAGTGGAGCTTGTTGCAAATGCTATGCTTGACGCGACAAAGGATGGTGATATAATCCTTGATGTTTTTGGCGGCAGCGGCACCACGCTCATCGCTGCCGAGCAGCTCAATCGCAAGTGTTACATGATGGAGTTAGACCCGCACTATTGTGACGTTATCATCGCACGCTGGGAGAAACTCACGGGAAAGAAAGCAACCAAAATCAATTAACCATGCCAAGTAAAGACACACGATTCACAAAGGGAAACGCCCGCGAGATGCAGGCGCGAAGCGCAGTGTCGCAAAAGGAGAATACCGCCCGCCGCAAGGCCGTGGCGCACGTCCTCTCCGATATGCTCTCCAAGCAGGTGACGATGAAGGTGGACGGCAAAGAGACCAAGGTCACCAAGCTGGAGTGGCTGGTAGCGCGTGCCATCGACAACTGCCGCGAGGACGTGGCCCTCTCCGACTTGCTGAAGATTCAGGAGCTGCTCGGGGAGAAGCAGATGACGTACAACTTCAACGCGGTCAAGGACAGCGAGCAGATACTGAAGGACGTGTTCGGGGATGAAGGTTGATTTGCCGAGATATTGCAGTACCTTCCACCGCGATATGATGGAGCAGCGGCCACAATTGCTGGAGACGGCGGCGGTCATATCGGAGTGGTGGCGCAACGGGCGCACGGGAGACGTGCTGAACGTCTCTATGCCGACCCGCTTCGGCAAGTCTTTTATATCCACGGCCTTCACCTGCTGGGCCTTGCTTGGCGACCCCGACCTGCGTGTGCTGCGCGCCTCCTATGCCGCCGACCTTGCAGAGATGTTCGGCTTGCAGGTCAAGGACCAGATTAACAAGGTCTGCGAGCGGATGGAGGTCGATGCGCCCGCGATGGACGGCACCCGCTCCCGCTGGTCAATCAACGGCAGGACGCAACCCAGCCACGCGGCGGTGGGCATCGGAGGAGGCATCACGGGCTTTGGCTTCGACATCGCCATCGTGGACGACACCGCAAAGAATATGCTGGAGGCTACATCGGCGGCCTATTCCCGCCAGCTGCAAGTTTTCAAAGAGTCGGTGCTGCTCGGACGGTTGGAAGGCAGGCGCAAAATATTGAACGTGGGAACAAGATGGACGGTCAACGACTGGTTCTCCATGTGGCCGGATGCCGACACCTACGTCCTGCCCGCGATGATAGAAGGCAAGAGCTGCTGCGAGGCGTGGAAGACCACGGCGGAGCTGGAGCTGGAACGGTCGCGTGTGAGCGAGGCGGTATGGAACGCGCAATATATGCAGGCACCAACGGAGACGGGACGTGTCCGTCTTTTTGAAGGATGGAAGCCCGACACGGTGGCCTACTACGGCGGCACGCTGTATGCTGTGATTGACCCGACCACGGACTACGGCAAAGACTGGTTTGTCATCGGCATCTATTCCGTGGATCGCGGCATCGTGACGCTGGTGGATATGTTCGCGGAGAAAGCCGCGACACCAGAGCGCGCCGCCGCGTGGCTGAAGCGGTGGGACGTGGACATCGTGTTCTGCGAGTCCAACGGCGTGGGCAGGTCGGTCATCGGCAAGCTGCGCGACGCTGGCCTTGACAACGTGGCGGGCTTCGCCACCACCTCGGACAAGTACTCCAGAGCCTACGTGCAGCGCGACGATATGCTCAACTATTTCCGTATCTATGATGGTTGCAACCCTGATGCGGTGGCGGAATTACTGCGCGAGGCGGACGCGTTCCCGGTCACCGGCGATGACATCCACGACGATCTGCTGGACGATGTGGTTATGGCATTTGAAAAACTTTTGAAGATATGACACAAAGTGAAAAAGAGTTGATGCTGAAGACGGCGGCGGGTTGGGTCGGATACTTGGAGAAGCAGGCCCGCGACTACACGTTGTATGAGAACATGACGGCTGGCGCTGGTCTGAACAACTGGACGCGCTTCGGGCGGCTTGCGGACATTGTGCTGTACGGTGCTGACCGCCGCGTGAAAGACGGCTACCCGTGGTGCGCGATGTTCCTGCTTGGCGTTCTCTACGAGATGAAGGCGGGGAGGCAGGACTGCACCGCTCCAGCTGGAACGATGGCCGTTGACGCGGAGGCTCGGCGGTGGGTGTCGGAATCCGTGAACGAAGGGCGTCCGCTGACGTGGCACGCCGGAGTCGCCGCGTGGCTGCAATCCTACCGCCACCGCTACGCCGTGAGCCAGCACCCGCACGCGGGTGACTTCGTGGTGTACCTGGACGCCAACAACAAGCCATACCACATCGGGTTGGTGGAAAGCGTGGATGGCGGCGGTTGGTTTACGACCATTGAGGGCAACACCAGCGCGAGCGGTGACAACGTGGTGGCGAACGGTGGTGCGGTGGCGCGTAAGAAAAGAAAAAATTTTCACACACTGTTCTTGGTGAATTAAAAAATGTATTTTTGCAGCGATGAAATTCAGACTATTCGGATATAATTTTGAATTCTACAACGTGCGCCGCCACGCTCCCGTGATCTCGGGCATTGACCATCTTGCGTGGCCGGATCGCGACTGCCGCCCGTTCGCATATTGCGACTTGCTGTCTGCTATTAAGATGATAACCGACAGGATGCGCAACGCTGACTTCAACGCGGCGGTGGACGGCACCACCGTGGAGTTCGCAGCGACGGAGAAACTGGCGGAGTTTGTTAAGGACAACCGCCTGCGCATCATCATGTCGCTGTTCGACGAGGGCGCGGTGACCATTGACGTGCGCGATCCCTATGAGCCGTGCTTCCTCGGTGACGAGGAGTTAGGGCGAGATTATGACGGCACTGGCATCGTCACGGTGCTTGATGACGTTTACCGCTCCACGGGCAAGACCATGCGCGAGACGCTGCGTCCGCACCTTGACATGCTCAACACCGTTAACGACTCCGACCTCAACTTGATCATGAACTACGGCGCGATGGGGATTTTGTCCCCGGAAAACTCCGCCAACTCCGACGGCGTGCTTTCGGAGAAGAACAAAGAGGAGCTGCAGGACGAGTACCAGAAGAGGTACGGTGTGCGCTTCGGCAGGTGGGCGGTTCTGATAACCCGCCAGCCCGTCAAGTTCCAGCGCATCGACCTTCCTATCAAGGAATTGGAATTGAACGAGAAACGCAAGGCCGCGATGGCTTCCGTGTTGCAGTTCCTGAACATCCCGAAGGAGCTGCACGCGATGTTCGAGTCCGCCAAGTATGCAAACCGCAACGAGGCGGAACTTGATATGTACTCCAACTGCGTGGCTTCGTGGTGCGAGAAGTTCTGCGAAATCGAGGACGCGTGCTATACGGAAATACGCAAAGAGGACACGGTGGTCAACTACCCGGCTGGCGTGGACTTTTACTTTGATTTCGCGGGTGTGTATGCGTTGCAGGCGGCGCAGTACGAGGAGAAGGTGAAAGCCCGCGAGGAGCTGGCCATGTGGCGGGAGCTGCGTGCCGAGATGCCGGAGAAGGCGGATGTGATAGACAAGAGAATTGATGATTTGATAGAAAGTTTGTAACGATATGGAAAAGCAGAGAATCAATAACTTTATACGGCTGACGGCCAACGACGGCGGCAAGCGTTACCGAGTGCTGACGGACGAGGCGGGCAACGAACTCGGAATCGAGGTCTCGGGCGTGCTGACCACCTTCGGTGAGGTCAACGAAAACGGCTACATCTTCGAGAAGGAGAGCTATGACCGCAGCGTTGAAAAGTACTTTGAAGCCAACAAGCTCAATGTGCCGCTGTGTCTTTATCACGATGACGCCAACCCCGACACCCTTTGCGGCATCGTCACCACCTTGGAAAAGACCGAGCGCGGCATCGAAATCACCGCCCGAATCCGTCCGAACTCCGCGAAGCTGTACAAGTTCATCAAGGCGCAGCTTGACGACGGCATTTTGCAAGGCTTCAGCAACGCGGGCTTCATCGCCGATGGCGTGTATGACGAGACCGCCGGGGCGGTGCGCGTGAAAGACTTTGAACTGGTACACGCCGCGCTGGTGGCGACACCCGCCGACACGGGAGCCACCCTGCGCACCGTGAACACTAAATTTGTGGGATTTGAAAAACAACAAGACGTCAAGTCCGCCGAGCGTACGGAGGCGGAGGAGACCGTCATAGACAACGAGGTCACCCCGGACGGCTGGCAATGGTAGCGCGTAACCCCGCGGCCATGTGAGCGTAACCCCTCACGGAGCGAGCAGAAGGAAAGGCCTGAATAAATTGAAACGATAACGAAAAACTTTAGAGCAATGAAAAAAGATTACAAGAAAATGCGCGAGGGCGTGGAGAACACCATCGCCACCCTGCGCAAGAAACTGACGAACGCCATCACCGATGACGCGAGGGCCGAAATCGAAGGCCACATCGCCGAATTGCAGCAAGCCGCCGACGCTTTGCGCGAGCTCGAGAGCGCCGCCGAGGCTGGCGGGGACGACAACAGCGAGACCATGCGCGCCCAGATGCGCGAGGTGCTTGACCGCCTCTCCCGTGTGGAAGACGGCCTGAAGAAACAACCCGCCGCTAACAGCAAGAAAATCAACAATACCAAGGCGTGGGAAAAGAAATTCCACGACATGGTTTTGAACTCCCTGAACCGCGATGAGTTCAAAGCCAACTTGAAGAAGCTGGCCGTGGAGAACTCCATCACCATCACCGACGGCGACATCAGCGCGCTGCTTCCCGCCGCCGTGCTGAATGAGGTGAACGACGTTTTCGTCAACCACCGCCACCGCCTGCTTGAAGTCGTGGACTGGACGGGTCTGCCCGTGTTCAAGGCTTTCTACGAAACGGGCGAGGAACTCGGCCACCACTGGCCGTCCGCCATGCTGGGCGAAACTCCCAGTGAGACCGCCAAGACCCAGCAGAACCTCACGTTCACCGAGGTGGTCATCCGTCCGGCCTTCGAGTACAAGACTTTGGCTCTTGACAAGGAAATCATCAAGGCTTCCGAGGGCGACGGCAGCGTGTTCATCCGCTACATCGTCCGCGAGCTGCTCGACCGCCTGCTCACCCACATCGAGGTGATGATTCTGAAGGGCAACGGCAAGAACTTCATCGCCCCGGCTGCGGAGACTTTGCAGGTGGATGCCAACGGCAACCCGAAGTATCACGCCATCAACTACCTGCCCTACAACGAGGGTCTTGTGGCTGTGGTGACGCGCTCTTTCTATGCCGACCTGCTCCAAAAGGTGCAGACCGACAGCAACTACCTTGTCGTGGCCGACGCCGACAACGTCATCCGCAACATTCTCGGTGTCGATGAGGTCATCATGACCCCTCCGACCTTTACGACGACGGGCAACCAGATCGGCTTGTTCTTCCTCAATCCCCGTGCATACAAGATGGCCGGAGACCGCCGTCCCGATCAGTACGAGGACTTCAACCTTGAGTGGAACCGCGTCGAGTACCTTATGGAGATGTGGGTCGGCGGCGGCTGCGTGACTCCTGAGTTCATCGCAATGGAAACCGGCGAATAATTATGAACGCTCCTACGAAATCGGACTTGCAGGCTGCGGGCTACCGTGTCAGTGTCAACATCTCTGACGCGGTGGTCGCCCGCTGCGCCTCAGACGTGAAGGCCGCGTATCTGCTGGCGCACGTCACCGAGGCGGACATCTCAGCAAGCGGCGGCAATGACACCATCGGCGAGGCGTGGCGCGCGCTCACCGTCCTGCGCTTAATGCAGGATGGCGAGTTCGCGACCCGTGTCGGCGGCGAGAAAAAGAAGCTGTCTTACGGCGACCATCTCACCGACAAGCGGCAGGCGAAGACCC